TTATGCAATTCTTTATCTTTCATTCTAACGGCTACTTCCGCTTCACCTTTACATAGACCTTCAAGTGATTGAATAAACATAGTTTCTTTTCTAGTTTTAGAAAGTGTACCATCTGCACCAGTTACATAGTGCCAATAAGTTTTACTTTCATTTTCTAGGTAAGTATGTTCAGTACCTTCAGGTGCTTCGTTAGCCATATAAGGCGGTACACCCTCTGGTAAATCCCATGTAATATTAGGGTCAAACGAGCCTTTGATAACTCGTCTTAAACCTGGACTATCGTGTTCTCTTAGAACAGCAATCTTCTTAGGTTTGTCTTTTGCATTATTAACTTTAGTCAATACTTCGTGCATTAATAACCTTCCAGAACCTCTGGTATTGGCCATGGTCTGCATTTGAGATTTTGACATTAAGTTTGGATTTTGCTCTGCCATTTTATTTCTCCATGTTAAAAGTCACCAATGTTTTCCATTAAAGACTTCAATTTATTTTCAATAAAGTATGTTAACAACTTACTACGGTCATTAACTTTGTACTGTTGATAATTATTTATAATACTTTCCTCGTAGGCTGGTGGTATCTGAGTTAAGTCAATTAACATCTTATTTCTGTTGTAATTCTTACTAATATATGGTGTATGGTTTTCTAATACAGAAAATTCTTCCATTCTTTTTTTGGTCATTGGTTTTTGTTTTTCACCAGTTACAAATACATCATCATCTGAAAGTATATTTGGCACACCATCTGACCTATCACCTTTCATTATTTGCTCTTGCAAAAATACTTTAGGGTCTATATCTTCACCAACAAATTGTTTTTGTATCGGTGCATATTGTTTTACATTGTTATATTGTTGTAATTGTATAAAGTCTTTGTCGCCTGATACAATCATTATATCTTCATGTTGATGATAATACTTAACCAAAGTAGCAATAATATCATCAGCTTCACACTTGGCCTCGTACATAACGACATAAGGAAAGTTCTCTTTGATTTCATTTTTTATATTTGTAATTATATTAAAGATATTGTCCCAATCAAAGGACGATTCTTCTCTACCTTTCTTTCTACTATATTTGTAATGTGGAAATATATCTCTACGCCAAGGGTCGCCTGCGTCTGAACACAAAACCATATTGCCGTATTTGTTCTTAAATTTTACATTGAAGCCTCTTAATGAATTTATGACCATATGTCTAATCATATCTTCATTGGCACTTGTTACATCTGGTTGACCTCTGGTTTGTGCCATAAGGTTTGATATTAATACTTGATTAAGGTCAACTAAAATCATTCTGCACTAAACCTTGTAATTACCATTCCTTTTTTATCACCAAAGTTTCTGTCATAAAACCATTCTCTATAAACAGCGTCTGTAAATAATTCTATAACTTCACTATATCTTATTTGGTCTCCTAATATCATTTTTTCCAATGATTCATATTCGTATGTATCAACCTTACGGCTGACTTTAAAATCTTTTGCACTCTCTAGTAATGCTCTAATGTTTCTTAAATGATTACTCATGTTCACCGCCTGGATCATTTTTTGGTAAGTAATGTTTAAATGGTGTACCAAACTTATCTCTAAGAATTACATACTCACGGCCTCTGCCATAACTATGGTACCCCCACTTATATTTGTTTTCTCTAATATTATGAAATTGTTTAAATGTGTAATAAGAGGCCATAATTATTGCAATATGACCTACCACAAGTGAAGTCCAAATATGTGCATATACTTGACCATACACATATAAGGTAAATGCTGTTGACCATACAAATGATAATGTGGTCAATAACTGTAATCTTACTGTCTTTGGTAAGGCTCTTAAATCGTTTTTACTATCGTCAAATAGTATTGTCGCCGTCTTTATCATCCATTCTTTCATAGTTACTATCCAAGTTTGTTAGTATAACATATAATACTAAAATGGCAAATGGTACTCCCATTAAAAATAATAATATGCCATGTTGAAAGTCCATTAAAATTTTCTAATTATATGTTTTCTTAATGCTCTAGTTAATTCTTCTAACTTATCTATAATAGAAATCAAACTAGGGTCTGTAATGTATTTGCCAGCTTCTTTTGCTTGGTCTCTTAAATCGTTATACTCTTTTACAGATATTCTTACCATTGGTGTGGTATCTCTAGTTGATTCATTTTCAAATGTTTTATCTACTGAATTGTCATCTGTCATAAAAACCTTTTGGTTTACCGAAGTAAGAAAGGGCGACAAAAGCCGCCCTTCCCTCATTTTGTGTTACGCTGAGTAACCTTGAGCGCCGAATAACGCAGCTTGACCAGCAGCGATTACAGCTTTCGAAGGTGTACCAACTCTGTAAGAAACACCAGCTGATGTTCTATTTTCATAAATCATCATGCCTTCGTTTCTAAGTTTACCTACCATAGAAGCAGGTGACCTTAGGTCAAATTTTGACCTCAAAGTTTTCCAAGTAACTGAGTTACCTGTGTTGAATAGGTTTCTAACCTTAGTTGTTTTAGATGTTTTAGCTCTTGCCATAACATTCTCCTTTTTGTTGTTAAATAAAAATTTAAACATAATTGTTTAAACCTCTCTTTCTGCCAATTTTACAACCAGGCGAGGCGATTCCTGACGGAATTCATTTATCATTTGAGGGGTCGAAGTCAGGAACAAATTCAATTCCCCCATTGTTAAGTTCATCTGCAACATCTTCACTTAACGGTTTTGTTTTCTTAGGTTTAAATGACATATCATCAAGTTGTTCATAATTAATTCTGGCCATTGTATTATTATTTCTATCTACTTTTAATTCAACAGACCTATCAACCATCTTTTGTACGATATGATTCATACCAAAATCTCTTTTAATTGTACTTCTTAGTACATCTACCAAAAAACTAAAATCTTTTGTAAAGGTTTCTGATTGTGTTTTCATGGCTAAATCTACAAAGTTATGTAATAGTTTTAACGCAATGTCATCAACGGCAGATTCTACAAACTTAGTTGTTTGTTCTTTTTCTATTCGTTTAGAAAATCTTGTGTCTTTAGGACCAACATTAGCTTTATTCTTAATCTTGTCTAAAGGAAACAAAATTATATTTTCATTATTCCCGCCGTTTTCTGACATTATATTTTTTCGCCTTTGTAATTAACCAAACCTTTATCAGCAAAGTGTTCTACTAACTGATTATAACGACCAATTAGTTCACCGTCAATCTTAATCTGAGGCATAGTTCTCACTTGTTTACCAACTGCCTCGTATAGTTCTTCTGGTGAATTAAAATCTTTACCAAATACTTTTTCCTCGTATGTCATTCCAAGGCCTTTGACCAAGGCCTTAGACTTATCACAATAGATACAATTTGGTTTACTGTAAATTGTTATCTGCATTGTTATTATCTTTCATAAGTTGTTCATACTTGACATTTGCCTTTTCTTTTAGGTTATAAGCGTCAACAGCCTGTGCAATTGTGAAGTTGTACATTTTGTTGTACTCACCTAAAGGCAATCTCAAGCCAATCCATACTCTGTAATAACCATTTTTAGTAAGAGTAACATCTTGTTTAAAGACTTCATAACCTCTAACAGGAGTTTTCTTAATCTCATTGACTAATACAGATTCTACTTCACTTACAACTGTTTTAGTTTCAGTTTTACCAAGTTCAGTAATGAATTGTTTAGATTGTTTGTTCATTTCACCTGCAATAATATCAGCCAATTCTGATTTTGCAATCATTTTACCTTTTTCGATTGCCAATTGCAAGTCTGGAGATACAGCCGTTGCAACACCAAAGATACACATTTTATCTTTGTCTTTGCCTAACCACGGAGTATCACAAGCCTTTGACTCAGAATAGTCAGCCATGTACCACTTAGGTACAGTATTCATAACTTTACCTGATTCTGACTTGATTTTGTATGTATTGCTACACGCCGTCATCAAAAGACCAACGGCACCGATAGCCATAAGTTTACTTAGATTTTTCATATTTTACCACTCTCTCTCATATCATACACTAAGTTTTGTAAAAAGTCAAGCGTGGATTGAACATAGCCAATTGCTTCGTCACTTGATACATCATATATAATAATCGCTAAGAGAGCTACTATGATTATATTTCTAATCATTATTTTACCTCCCATTCGCCATTAATTTTCAAACACGCCTTACCGAATGATTTTAAAGCGTGATTTGGCCGACTATAATATCGGCAGTATTCTGGAGTAGCTACATCATTGTAATAAAACTGAGCAAATAGTTCCCAATAACTAGGACCATCAAAACGCTTTCTACCATCAGCACACTCCAAAATTTCTTCTTTGACTACCTCATCACCTTTTTGTTTGATAGTCACTTTAATATAACAAAATTGACCATTTACTTCATCTGGATTTATTGGCCTAATCTTTGTGTATTCAGTTGCTACTGCAATACCACTCATTATTAAGAACACAATAAGAATAAATGTCCATGTCAAGTATTTCATAATCTGTCTATGATTAAATGGGTCAAGCATATTTCTTCAATTCCTTAATACTATGTTGTGTATTATATACCTCTTCCTCTAATCTGTCAATGGTGGATTGATTTGTTGTATTTTCAATCTCCTCTTGTTTTTCTTTGATTTCGTTCTCTAATTGTTCTATTTTATCGTTGTATCTGTTTGAGTACATCTTTTTCTACCCACCTCCCGTCTGGTAGTTGACAAGCGGTACCAAATACCACTTTTCTATTTACACCGCCTATACCGATTAGCGGCCATTGATTTGTAATATCAACAGTAGCGTCATAATCTTTACACTTGATAGGTCCTTCGATATAAGACCTTGTCACTTTTATAATACCACTATTACCTGTTTTGCCATTGTACCAATTTGTATAACTTTGACCTTGTGGTCCGTTATTTAAATGGTCTACAAAGACAGCATTGTGTACATCATAATCTGAGTTGTACATAATTTCTGCACCAGCAAATGTACCAATTACGGCACAAGTAGCTATAGCATAAGGGTCATTGACACCCATACCTACACAACCTGCTGTAGTTGTTGTTGCACCTAAAACAGCGCCTGTTTGTGACCTGTTTATACTACTGCAATTGGTTAGGAACGCCAATGATAGTCCTAATAATACTAAATGCTGGATTAAATTTCTTTTCATTTTTATTTGTCGAGCATTGAGTCGTGAACAATACCAGTATAATCGCCATACTGACCAGTTTCGCTTTCGTCATATTTACCTTTGTCATTAGCCAACAGTAAACAATCTGCCTGTATGGTTTCTATTAGATTTTGTATTTTAAAATCTCTTTCTTTGGACTTAGGGGTGTCATACTTTAACACCCTTAAATCATCTGACATCTTTTTCACAGAGTCAATCTTATCGCAAAATGCACTAATTTTGTGAAGCATTAGTCACCTTTTTAAATAAGTTAATTATCTGTTGTTTATTTTTGGCAAGTTGGTCTTTACCTTTTTGCCAATTTTCTTTTTGATATTCTACAATATCATTTTTTTCATTAGTCAACCAGTTTGTAAATGTATTTACAGGATTGGCCAATGCACTTGTACTAAAAAGTACAAATGTTATTACTAGCAGTTTCTTCATACTTTCCTTCCCGCTGTTTTAATGTCCTCTTTGGCAACTACCATATAAGGACCTTTGTTGTAAGCTGGAGCAACTGTGAAGTTTTTACTTGCTTCAATTTTCCAACTATTGTCTGGCTTAGTACCACCAGAACCAATTTTATTTGACATT